CCGCTCGTCTATCCCGGCAGCCCGGCAGTAACGGCAGCGGGTCCCGTAGCAGCTGACGCAACCACTATCGCTATCACGCCGGCGGCCAACAGCTACACCATTGCCAACGGCACATCTGCTGCTGCAGCCATCGCCACAGTATCAGGACTGACCAAAAACGACAAGGGACGATACATCACCCTTATCGGTGCCGGTACCGATAAGCCTGCAACCATTGCTGACGGCGCTACATTTATCCTCGAGGACGGCGCTACATGGACGGCAAAGACCGGTGCAAGCATCACTTTCCGTGTGTTCGACACCACAACCCTCGTAGAAGTTTCGAGAACCGAAGCATAAGCCCCCCACCCCTAACCCCCTCCCCAAAAGGGAGGGAAATTATAAACCCATCGGGGAGGGCTTTTACCGTTTTACTTTTTTACTTTAGAAACATGTATAGCACAAAAGAGAAACTCTATCACTTCCGTCAGCTTGCTAATCCCCTCGGTGCAGAAGCCGACCTCACATTGTTGCATGAGAAAAATCCACAGAGCACGGATTTCACGCGTTTCGACCTCGCACCACAAAAGAATGCAGAAGATATACTCTTCGCCCTGCTCGACGTCGCCGACCACGACGAAATTGTGCGTAACCGACGTGAGTTCGTAGCCGATGCAGCCGGCGAGGATAATGATAACAACACCGCCAACAACTCTTCTGGCAATGGCGACAAGAACCCCGAAACACTCAACAGTAATGGAGATGAAAACCCAGACGCTAACGGTGGCGAAGGTGACGAGAACCCCGAAACACTCAACAGCAATGGAGATGAAAACCCAGACGCTAACGGTGGCGAAGGTGACGAGAACCCATCGGAAGAAGAGGGTGGCGAAGATTCATCTGAAGAAGGTTCTGAAGATAACGAATCTACAGAGCAATCATCAGAGGAACCTACTGCCCCTTCAGAGGATAAGGACGATGCTTCTTCTAAGCAGGAGAAGGCGAAAGCTCCTTCAAAAAAAAAGAAGAAGAGTACCCGAAAATAGATTGGGACAACCTGCTTGATGCCGACGTACAGATGGCAACCGTCATCTACAACGACCGCATCAACACATGGCGCAAGATGAAGCAGCTCGACGAACTGCTGGAGACAAAGCCTACCGCGCAGGCCGTGGCCGACATGGCTGAGCTACGCATCCGCAACCTCCAGGCTTTCGCCGAGCTGCAATCGTTCAACGATACGGGCAAGTTCCTCTGCCACCACCCCATACTCTTCGGACGTTCAGAAATCGCCAAACTCATAAAACTACTCAAAGCCGACCCCGCCGAGTTCCTCCGCCGACACAAGAACGTGCTCGACAATATTAAGCGTTACCGTTCCTACCTCAAGCGCACCGACCGCAAGGAGCATCGCCAGCAGGACAAACAGAACCTCGAGCGGCACCAGGAGCGTGAGAGATTATTTAAAATGGTTCTCGAACAAAATAAATAACAGCAACAATGGAAAATAGTATAAAAGTTTTTAATTTGGGCAATCTTCCTACTGCCCCGCTGGATTCTTTTATAGAACTTCAGGAAGACTTCAAAAAGCCTGATGCAGACAAATTATCGAAGTTGCAGATGCTCATCATCACCCGTGGCTTCAAATACTCATTCAAAGTGTGGAAAGACCCTGACGGCAAGTTGTGGATTATTGATGCACACCAGAGAAGAAAGGCTCTACTTGGGCTCCGCGCCTATGGCTTCACCATTCCCGATATACCGTACGAGGAAATTCAGGCTTCCAACAAACGAGAAGCCGTGGAAGAGATTGCTGCCTACAACTCCGAATTTGCACAAAAGAATCCAGATACACTACTTTTTACCAAGTACAACATCAACGGAGATGACCTTGCCAAGTTTAATCTTGGATATGAAGTTAAAAGGACGGACTTCTCCATCGGTGGAGAAAAACTTTTTCCGGCAGAAACGAATATATCTGGAATACAGGAGGATTCCATTAATATCGTTCCACAAGACAATGATACAGAAGTGTTTGCTCGTCCAGGAGATATTTTCCGACTGGGAAGCAACAGATTGATGTGCGGGGATTGCCGTGCAAAAAAAGATGTAGCGGCCTTAATGAATGGGAGAATAGCCGACATGATACTTACAGATCCACCGTACAATGTCAATTATGAAGGTGGAGGAGAAAGTAAACTAACCATTCAGAACGACTCTATGGATAATGACCTATTCCTTCGGTTCTTGCAATCTGTATTCAATGTGATGTTTTCCATTGTCAAGCCTGGTGGTTCCCTTTATGTTTTCCATGCAGACTCTGAAGGAGAAAATTTCCGTCGGGCTATCCGGGAAGCTGGTTTCAAAATTGCCCAGTGCTGCATTTGGGTTAAGGATTCACTTGTCATGGGCCGACAAGATTATCAATGGCAGCATGAACCATGCTTGTATGGATGGAAGCCTGGCTCAGCTCATTTTTGGAATTCCGACAGGAAACAAACTACCATTTGGAATTTCGACAAACCTAAAGCTAACAGAATACATCCGACCATGAAGCCTATTGCTCTAATGGCTTATCCAATAACCAATAGTACAAAGAACGGCAATATTGTCGTGGATTTGTTCTCTGGTTCAGGATCTACGATTATGGCGTGCCAGCAAACAGACCGCATCGGATATGGTATGGAGATAGACCCGAAATATGTTGCAGCCACGGTACGCCGATTCATGGCGATGTTTCCACAGCAACCTATATTGTTGGAACGCGACGGCACCGTCCTGTCTGCTACTGAAACCGAAAAGATTATTCTATGTCAGAATTAGTCTTGAATGAACTATCAGACGAGTACGTAAATCAAGTAAGGACATTCGGAGCGTTGGGCTATACGCCCGAGCGCATCTGCCAATTACTCGGTCTGCGAAAAAACAAGCGCATAGTCCTGCTGTATCGCATAAGCATTCCCGGTGATGCCTACTGTGAGGCATACCACCAAGGACGTGCACTTGGTGAGTATAATATTGACGCAGAACTCGCCAAGAAGGCAGAGAAAGGGGAGAATGATTCCATAACCCTGCTGGAGGAGCGCAAGAATGAGCGTGCCGAGAAAGATTTGCGTATGAAATTGTTTGGAATATGAAAAGTGAGATTGAGAAGTTGGACTCCATACATCCTGATCTCATATCCGCATTCTTGACGAATGGGGACTGTGAGGGCATTCCACAGGATATCAAACTGTTCTTGCAGCAGTTGCAATGGTCTGCTGAAATTTTCGAATATGAGCGAAATATTACAAGAGCTTCCAGGAAACTTAGACTGCGTATTAATGCGGAACAGCATATTAAGATTGAGGAGCGTACTTGTATGGCGAGGATTTACCAGGCGATCAACTATTTCCAAGTGGATTGCAATGTTCCCATCAAAGTATGGGAAAGCAATTTTGCCAACAAATACGAGGACCTCGCTAAGTTATGTGCCCTTAGTCGCGATTATAAGGGTATGAAAGCCTGCTATGATGCAGCTCTGGAATGCCGTCGCAGATCCTCGGAAATAGCCGAGGCGGACAGGGATTTGGGAGTACTCTTCTTGATTTCTCCAGAACTGACCCCCGAAGAACTTGGTTTCTCGAAGAAGAATCTCAAGGAGATTGCTGCTAAGCATAACCAAGGCTTCTATGTTACGCTTATAGATTCACTACCCATTGATACCAAGGAGAAGAAGCGTCTACTGCGTGATGCTGATATTCAGGATGCAGAAATAGTGGAGGAGATACAGAATGACTGACAATCAACTAAACGAGAACTGTGTGTCCGACTTCGAGCACTACTACATGAACCATGTGCAGCTGCTGGCGAACATCATCGATCCCAACATGCTCTATGCCGAGTGGGCACGAGCTACGGGTAAGACAGAGGGCGTTATCGTTCCCCGGCTTATCCGTGTGGCAAACGATATGCCCGGAGAACTCTCGTTCCTGGTGCATAAGACCTACGTAGCTTTGATGACGAACGTATGGCCGAACATTCAGGCCTCATTCTCACGCCCTGTCATGGTGAACGGTAAGCAGCGTGCAATGCTCGAGTACGGTATCGATTATGTAGTCGGCGAGTCGAAACTGCCCTCCCATTTCCGCCGCCCACGCTATCCGATAGCCTATGCCAAGCACTCGGTTATCTTCCGCAACGGAGCGCATCTGCAGCTCGTTTCATCCGACCAGCCCGAGAGTGTGGCAGGCCGTAATGCGGTTCACGCCTTTGTGGAGGAGATGAAGCACAACAGTGGCGAGAAGCTCAAGTCGCGCCTGTTTCCTTCACTGCGTGGCGGCTCTGCCGACATTCGTCGATCAGCCTACTATGAAGGCGTGACAGGAGTGAGCGATACGGCACGTGTCGACCTTGGCGAAGACGATTGGTTTGAGGAGTATGAAAACAAAATGGACCGCCAGCTCATCGACGAGATAGCCTCAGTATCGCTTGCCATCAACCAGTCACTCTATCGCCAGTTCATGCTTCAGCAGGAGCTGCGCAACACCAAGAATCCCATCACGATGGAGAGGATACGCTTAGAGAATGTACGGCTCAACGCTTTCGTGGCACGCTGGAAACCCCGCCTGGCCGATATGCGCCGTAATGCCATCTATTATATCCGGGCATCATCGTTCTGCAACAAGGATATTCTCGGACCTAAATTCTTTAAGACCCAGCTCGACACGCTGGATATGGATGAGTTCCTGACCGCCATCTGTGCCATCCGCCACAAGGAGGTAACCAATAAGTTCTTCACCACCTACGACCACGAACGCCATCAGTTCAAAGACAGCTATATCTATGATCAGATATTAAAGCTGAACCTCAAGGACCACTTCACGCTTACGGCACGTTACCTGCGACACTATGATAAGCGTGAACCTCTATACATAGGCTATGACCCGGGTAACTTCCAGTCACTTATCGTAGGGCAAAAGAAGGATTACGATCACCGCTTCGACATCATCAAGGAGTTTTGGGCATACATCCCCGACGATCAGCAAAACCTTGCGCAGCAGGTCTATTCGTTCTTCGGCACCGATACCATAAACAAGGTTATCCACCTATACCCTGACCGTGCCGGCAACAAGACGCGCGAAGAACTGGAGCAGATAACCACGGACTCGCTCACAATGAAAGCAGCCTTAGAGAGTTACGGCTTCTCCGTGTTCCTCTACAACGACGGTGCACCTACTATCTATCACTGGCAGCAGTTCCGGCTCTGCCAGCTACTTTTTGCCGAGAAACTTCCCTTACTCCCCAAGGTGCGGATAGACGAGAACGAGTGCTCGAATTTGTGCAGTGCCATCCTGATTAGTCCACTGAAGAAAGCAAACGGTAAAATAGAGTTGGATAAGTCGAGTGAGAAGAAAGAAGAACTGAAACGTCGCCCAGGTCTGACCACGCAACTCCCGAGTGCAATGATTTACCTTTTATATGGTCTTTATTCAGATATTATCAAGAAGGAATTGAGCAGTTATCCCGATAATTTGCCCGAAAACATCACGATATAATGGCAAATAATGTTCAAAACTTGATATAAAAATTGTAAGAAACATGGCAATAATGAGGGCTATTTACATAGATTAAAAATGTATATTATTGAAAATAAGTACTTTACGTTCCGAAAAACCAAAAACAAAAAGTTCAAGCGAGGGAAATCACCACGCACCGCTGATTTGCGATAATGCAGTGCAACCCTTCGGAAGAGTGGAAATATGACACCGCCCCCGATATTCCGTCCTTTGCCTCCATCAGGGAATTGCGTAATTTCGCAATGATGGAAAGAGCAATCGAAATGGACGGCATCAGTGCGATGCAATGGGCAAGGGAAATCAGCAAGCTGCCGCAGGGTTACTTCACCCTGTGCTTCTTCCCTTATTCAAGGTCGCAGGGCATGGCCGGTGAGAGCTTGGTGGTGAAAGAGCATTGCCGGTACCGCACACAACTGCCGCAGGACAGGTTCTCCGTGGATTCTGAAAACTACTTTCTCTTTGATGACGGAGACGGCGAACCACGGATGTGCTACCGCATACTCATCAGGTACATGGGCTTCCCGCAGGACGGATATCAACTTCACAAGATAAACTGGTTATGAACGACAGTATAGAATTATACGGCAATGCCGGCAACTACATTTTGGACGGCAACGTGTTCTCCTTTCAGATAGGAGAGGAGCAGCAGGTGTTTGGTGAGCCAGGGATACTCGTACCACAGGGTATGCAGCCGAGTATGCATGAGCACCAGTGGCTTGGTGTCAACGGCTATCAGGTGTGTATGCGCGGCATGAACAATGCTCTCTGTGACGAAGTAACGATGGAAATCAAGCAGAACCGCCTCCTTCCCCGACTGTACAGCAAGGAAATCAAGATGCTCTACGGTCATGGTCCCTGTGCGTATGTGCAGACGGTGGAGGGCGGCAAGATGAAGCGTGAATACACCGCCCTATCCGAGTGGGACGAGTGGCTGCATACATGGGAGGAGCGGGGCATGGAAACTACCGCCGAGGAGTTTTCCAAAACCTGCATTAAGAACTTCTATTACTTCGGCGACTTCTTCTGCAAGTGGCGGTTCGCTCGCGGCAAGCGCCTGGGCATGATGCCTGTCGCCGGACTGGAAGCTCTGGAGAACAAGCACTGCCGCCTGGCTACCACTCGCCAGGACGTTGCCTACGAACAGATCTGCTACAACGACTTCCATCACATTGCTGTTGGCAGATGGACCTACGGACTGGGCAATTACAAGATGTACCCGAAGTTCGCCCTGTCTGAGGTAGACAACTACCTCTATGCGGCCGTATCGCACCATAGAGAGAAATCCGTAGATGAGTTCTACGGCGTGAACGAGACGCACCAGGGCGCACGCCCCTACATCCAGGGCAGCAACCGCACGGCCACATACATCAACTCTTTCCTGCGCAACTCGCTCGCTGCAAAGATCCATATCATTATCCCCAACGCATGGGTAACGAGCAAACGCACGCAGCTCATCAAGCTCTGCGAGGAGAATAAGCTGCTCAAGTCTAAGAACAAGAGCCTGATAAAGTACAACGGCATCGAGATTGGCATTGAATACCGCGAATCGCTGCTCGTAGAGTACATGCGGCAGGAACTGCGCAAGATAGGCGACTATCTCAGCGGTGCCGACAATCAGGGCAAGGCATATTCATCTATCTCGTTCATGGACTCTTCTGGCAACGAACAGCAGTGGCGCATCGAAACCATCGACTTGAAATACAAAGAATACATCGAAGCCCTTATTGCCTATGATAAACGCACAGAGGAAGCCCTGCTGTCGAGTGTGGGCCTGGACGCTTCCATCACTGCCGTCAGCAAGGACGGCGTAATTAGCAAGTCGGGCTCAGATGCCTACTACAACTACCTTATATATATCATGTCGCTCACGCCCGAGGACGAGATCTGCGCCGAGCCGCTGAATCTCGCTCTGAAAGTAAACTTCCCGAAGCTTTATAAAGAGGGCTACCGCATCGGCTTCTACCGTGAGGTGCCACAACGACAGGAAGACATATCACCCAACAACCGACTTAACCGGCAACAGTCATGAACATACTCAAGGAAATATTCGGTGATTTCTCCACCTTCAGCCGCTATGCGCCTGGTGTGGAGACTAACATGAATCTCGACGACCTCCAGTCCTCGGGGCTTACCGCCCGCAAACGCGTCGAGGCTACCATCGGTCCGTCCGTGCTGCATGCCATCATGAATGAAAACGAGGACTCGTCCCTCATAGAAGCCTTGCGTTTCGCCATGGCCAACATGACCATGGCCACACAGCTTATCTTTGACAGCATCAACCGCCGCAAGAACGACGTGAACGTCTACAAGTACGAACTCGAGGCCATGCGACGCTCCTATACAGAGAACTATTGCAACGCGCTCGATACCATCGTACAGCTGCTGATGGAAACCAATCCTACAACAGAGGCTTCCACCCTATGGCGAAAGAGTAGTTACTTCTCCATCCTGAACGACTGCGAGATCAGAACTGTGGCCGATTTTGACATGGTCTATCCCATCGACGGCTCCTACCTCTTCTTCTTCCGTACCGTCCCTCTGCAGCGCGAGACGCTTGACGAGCTGCTCTCTGCATACTTCTCGAAACTTACCGATGACAACCGCCGGCGCATCCGGCCCCTGCTCCTGCTCGCCCTGGCCAAGAAAACACTGGCCAAGGCGCTGCGTCGGTTCGACATCCTCGAGTTCCCGCCCACTATCCGTAACCTCTTCGACGACAGTCACGCCAGCCGTTCCGGCAAGGACGAGCACGATGCTGCACTCTCCCTTGCCGACCGTCTCGACCGCGAGGCTGACGAACTTCTCGCCAATACCGACACGCTTCTCGCCACTGAGCCTGCTTCCGACTTCTGCTCTCCCTCTGCCTATAACAGCCCCGACGATAAAATCATCCTCCTGCCATGAACAAAGATATCGAACTTATATATAAAGGTGAAGTCTATCGCATCCCCAACCGCTGGGACGCAATGACACAGGAACAGTACATCCGCCTCGTCCGCGATCTGCTGCGTATGGCTGCTGGCGAACTCTCCGCTGGAGAAGTGCGTATCAACTACCTCTGCGACATCATGCACTGGGACCGCCGACGGTTCCGTACCGAGGAACAGATAGCAAACCTCGTCGCTATCTCCGAACAGCTCATATTCCTCTTCCAAATCAACTATCCCGACAACAACGAGGTCCTCGATGGTCTTGACTGTGAAACACGCGACCTCTGCCGTCGCATCGATCCCTATCGTCTCCATCACCCCATAGCCCGCGTTCTACGTCGGCTCGAATACAGCTACGTCGTCGACCTCTGCTTCTGTACCCAGCTCATTCCTACCCTCCGTATTGACAACCGCAACTACAAAGGCTATACAATTGCGACAAGTTTCGGCGTGCTCACCTGTTCGCTCACGGCACTCCAATATATCGAGGCCCGTGAACTTATCGACAAAGGCGAAAACTCACTGCCCCTCATGGCCGCCATCCTCTATTATCCCCAAAGGCCCTACAACTCTGAACACGCCCATGCCCTCGCCCACAAGTTTGCAGAACTCTCTCCGGAGGTGCTCACAGCCGTCTCGTTCAACTTCCAGGCCTTCAACAACTACCTCTTCAGCCGTACCTCGTTCTCGCTGCTCTCAAAGTTCATGCCGAAGCCTGCCCATCCCATCACCACCGACGCCTCCGATGCACTCTATGACCTCTCAAAGGAAGGACTCGGCGATGCCCGGCAGATAGAGCGGATGAACGTGATCACCTATCTCAAGGTGCTGCGCAAAAAGACCATTGATGCCGTCCGCGACATGAAAGGCTTTGGATGGGACAAGCTGAAAATCAGCAACGAAGTCGGACTGCCCATTAATATAATTGATAAAATACTGTAACCATGTATCAGAGAAGAATTTGGTTAAACAGGGAAGATTCTCCATCTACGGGAAATCTTGTATGTTTTGATGGAAATACGACATGGCATGGCGAGGTCATCAGAAATACATTCTTACAAATATCTGATTGCAGTTGGTCTATTCGGCTGCATAAGACAGAAGATGATGATATTGTCGACTTTATCGATAAAATGAAACTATTACGCAATGAAGTAGATAAGTTCATTTCATATTTAGAAGAAAACAAGTAGAATATGATAAAAGACCAATTTCTATATTTCGCCCAGTACCCGTCCAAGGACGGCGTCCTCGCCATGTTCACCAATGGCTCGAGCGAGTCCCCCGGCTACAACGACCTTGTGAAGTCACTCAAAAACCTTCCCGAAGTATCACGCGTTCCCGAAATCCAGAATTACGTCTACGGCCAGTCGTTCGACGAACTTAAGCAACGCATCGACAAACTCGTAGGCTCCTTCCTCTTCGTCGATTACGGCGAACTTGACATGCTCGGCAGTCAGCCGGGCTCCTTCCGCATCTTGCAGCGGATAGCCGTCACCGTCGCATGCAAAATGCCGAATCGTGCCGATGCCGCCGAATACATGCTCGCCTCCGACCAGACGCTGCGCCTCCTCTCCCGTGTCCATGCCTGGATGCTCGCCGATGCCGATGCAGGCAACATACCCTGGTTCGCACGTGGCGAACTCGACAAGGCCGAAATAGTACCTTTCGTAGCTACCGAGCTCCACGCGGCCGGATGGACACTCATGCTCTCCTGCAGCGCCCCCGACACGCTCGATACCCACCGTCTTATGCGGTCCTTTGCCCGTCAGCTCTGATGGCATAAATTTGCAACATCAATAAAAATCCGGCAATAATGAAAAAGTTACCCATGATATCTCTCGTTTCCCTGCCACTCTCCATTGTGGCCGACTGCTCTCGCTACCTCTATCAGGATTGGGAGTTCGCCAAGTGGATCGCCGTCGCTGTCATCCTTGACACCATTCTTGGCGTCATTAAGCATCTGCTCCACAAGGATGCCTCCAGCGAGTCGTTCTTCTCCAAGTTCGGAAAGAAGATAACCGTCTACATCGTCCTGCTCATCCTCTCCAACGTTCTCACCAACTACACTGTGCAGGGTAGTATTATCGGCCCCACACAGTGGATAGGCACTTATCTCTGCGTCTTCATGATGGTGCGCGAAGGCTTCTCCTGCGTCGAGAACATTCAGGCTATATATCCCATATTCCCTACCTCGTTCGTCCGCCGTCTGAAAGATTTTAATGACAAAGGCGAATACATCAAGAAAGACTCTTAATCATGACAACAGAAGCACAGCACACCTTCGCACGCACCGTCTATGCAGCAGCCCTATGCGCCACCGATATCGCTCCCGAGTTCGTCACCGCACAAGCCATCCTCGAAAGCGGATGGGGAAAGTCACGAGTAGGCCGATACAACCTCTTCGGCATCACCCGCGGTACGGGCTGGACCGGAAAAACCGTCCTCGTCCTCACCCACGAGTATTTCCCTACCCCCAACCGCCGATTCTCACCACCCGAGCGTGTCGTCTCCATAGCCAAGTGTAAAACGCCCGGCAGGTATTACTATACTGTTTGGCGGCTCTTCAAGGACTTTGATTCTCTCGAGGCCTGCCTCGCCGAGCATACCCGCCTGCTCCGAAAACCAGGCTTCGCCGATGCCTGGCCATTCCGCCACGATGCCGAAAAGTTCACCCGCCGCATCTGCGACAACCAAGGCCTTAAATACGCCACATCACCCATCTATCAGCAGCAGCTGCTGCAAATGATTAAAATCGTACGTTCCATCTGTAAGCCCTCGTCATGCAAACAAAAATAGCCTTCCTATACACTGCAGCAGTAGCCGTCCTTACCCTCGTCATCGCCCTCTGTCTTACCGTCGCCCTGTATCTCAACGCCAGGGCCGACCGAGACCGGCTCCGCCAGAACCAGTCCCTGCTCCTACATAACGGCGCCGTCGAAATCAAGCAAACCACCACGGGTCGTAGTCAGGCATCCGTGCCCGCCCTTACCCTCCGCCAAAAGGAGTTCCGTCAAAATGGCGATACCCTCCTCAAAATAGCCCGCACAGCCCGCATCAAGCCCACGCGGATTAACGAGGCTGCTACCGTGGCCACGCAAACGACCGATACCGTCGCAGCCCCTCTCAGGCGCGATACCTCCATCACATGGCATACTCCCTGGCAGTCCCTCGCGGCCACCATCACCCGTGACACCCTCCATGCTACCATCACCACCAACGATACCCTCGACATCATCGTCCACCGCGTCCCCCGTCGCTTCCTCTTCTTCCGCTTCGGTTGTCGCCAGGTACGTCTCGATGTCATCAGCCGCAATCCACATACACACCTCACATACGCGCGGTATTACCGCCTCGTTAAATAATCACTTACATTCGTTTTTAAATTTCAGTTTTTTAATGTTTTTGGTTTTTTGAATTGCTTTTTGTTTGATTAGAATGTAAGGGGGGCCGCTGCAGCGATTGCACCGGCTCTTTTTCGTAGAGAGTCCTTAATTCTTACAGCTTTCACTTGAAAATGTTAAAAATCATACTTGGTAGCAAAATAGTTACCTGAATGTTTGGAAGTTTGTAGCTTTTTCGCTACCTTTGCATTGTCAATGTGACAGAAGAGCTCTTTAATATTATGAAGTACAATCAACTTTACAAGGAGTTGAGAAAAGCAGGATGCTTACTCACTCAACATGGTGCCGAGCACGATGAATGGACAAATCCTGATACGGGAGCGAAAATCAGGATTCCACGACACGGCAGTCATGAGGTCAAAACGGGGTTGCTAAAGAAAATTTATAAGGTATTGCTCGGACGTTGATTGTTCGGGCATACCGCCCCTTTTGAAAGGCTGATTTACGGAAATAACGAAGAGGGCTCTTTTTTACAGGTAATTTATAAATATAAAAAATATGGCAAACAAGGTTTTGGTGACAGTTGAGTTCGGTAATGATGGAACATACTCCTGCTACAGCGAACAACCCATAGGCGACTATGCTCTTGTAGATGGCGATGGTGCCACGGTGGCTGAAGCAAAGGCAGATTTCCTCAAAGCCGTTGATGAGTGCCGGAAAGCTTATCCTGACGACACGAGATACAACAATCTCACTTTCGAATATAAATACGATTTGCGTTCATTCTTTAATTACTTCAGCTTTCTCAATGTCACGGAGATTGCCAAGCGTGCAGGAGTAAATCCTTCGCTGATGCGCCAATACACGAGTGGAGTAAAGGTCGCAGGAGAAACAACATACAGGAAACTGTCTTCTTGTGTAGCGCAGATAAAATCAGAATTACAGACCGCCTCTTTCTGAGGTGGCGTACTTCATAAAATAAAGAACTCAAAGCCCCTGGTGCGTGAAGCATCGGAGGCTTTTTATTATTTATATTAATGTTAAAAAAAGTGCGTTACGCAAAAATAATTGCGGAGAATCTTGTTTTTAACAATCATTATTCCTACTTTTGCATCATAATATTTATATGATAACAGGCGTTCAACCCGTCATGCCGTATATCTACGGGATAGCTTATTATTAATGAATATGACAAAATTTGATAAAGAGAAACTAATAGAAGTGGTATTATATATTATCAATGCCACGAAGGGGTTGGACTATTATCACGTTTTCAAAATCTTATATTTCGCACAGCAAAACCATTTGTGCAAATGGGGTAGCCGTATCGTAGCTGATGAATTTGTGGCCATGCAATACGGCCCTGTACCAACTCTGCTCTATAGTGCCGTCTGCAATAAAAAAACTTTTGCCGGCGAGTTGATTCCGCTTTTTAACGATGCTGTAAAGTTTGCAGGCAAAGACGCTTCCAATACGCTTTTACCCCAGCGTCTTCCTAATATGGATTACCTCGCTCCTGCCGAGATAAAAAGTCTCGATAAGTCGATTGTCGAGAACAAAGGTCTTTCTTTTGGCGAATTAGTAGATAAGTCGCACGATAGCGCATGGAAGGCTGCCAGTGATTGTGATGTTATGAGCGTAGGCAATATAGCAAAGGCTGGTGGTGCAAATGACGGATTGGTTGAATATATCAACGAACAAGAGCTTATTCAAAAAGCTTTAGCATGATGGATATACCACAAGTGCTTATTGATGATATTGTACAAAATGAGGTTGGTGCTGGAGACATCTATAAGATAACGATGTCCCTGACAGATGGAATAACTCTGAAAGACGGATATAAAACTCGTGATAAATATTTTGTGGTATTGGGATTTGACCCACAGGGAAATGTCTATGGTGGGATTGTTTTCAACTCTAAGATAAACCAGAACCTTCCACCCATTATAAAGCAATACCACATGCCTGTATCGGCAAAGGATTACCCTTTCCTTTCCTACGATTCATTCTTAAACTGCTCACAACTCATGATAACTACATCTACCCGTCTTATGCAGGGCGAGAAAGTAGGGACTATGAACACCAATGACTTTGAATTGATTCGCCGTACAGTATGTAGTTATCCCAATGCAGTACCCTATGAACTCAAAAGGTTCGGACTTATCTGACTTACACGTAAAAACTACATTTTCATCTTTATAATTAAAGTCTTATATTTATTTTATAACATACAAAAAGCGATGAACATAGTTCTATAATATGAGTAGGCAGAATTTTTTCTCAAAAGACACACTCAAGTGTGGGGCTCCTTGGATATTCTTGATTATAGGAATCCTTGCATATCTTATAGCATATTTCCTACTTAACAAAATCCTTGTATGGAAAGAAGTTGTTATTAAAATAGCAGATGTTTTGGTGATAGGTGTCGTCATTGGATACCTGTCCAATGCTGCCCAATTCTTAGGGATTTTCAAGAACGATTTGCAGGATATAATATATGCCAGAGATTTTGTTGAAAAAAGAAAGGATTTACCAGAATTATGGGACCGCATATCCAAGGAAATGTTCAAGAACAAGTTCGCCAGTATTCATGATGATTTTCTTCAGGTGATAAAGGGTTATTTCCCCACTAACGAGGTGACCTATTATGATGACTTTAATGTATATACTACGATTACCTGGGTAAATAAAGAAGAAGGAATGATCAAGGTAGAAGACAGAATAATGTTCGACCTGAAAAGCGAATCAAAGGACAAATTCGTTTATCCTATGAAATCATGGATCAGCGCCTCTGAGGGCAATAAGCCTGTTTCGAGAATGTCAGATATCACCATCAATGGCGAAGTTGGAAAAATCGAGGAATCAGAGCCTTACACAGATAAAAGAAACGGATACATCTGTCAAGAATTCAATCTAACGTTACAGGGCAAAACATGCTACTCCGTCAAGTATAAACGCGAACAAGAATATAACATTAACGACGACTACTACATAGGTTTTCGTTCTTTATATATATTAAATGGCATGAAAGTCTGCTTGGATTTGCCAGAGGATATCAATGCAACATTTATTGAGAGAGGGACACAATATAGCTTTAATACGGTTAATAAAACAAAAAATAGAATAGAAATGAGATATAAAGGCATTGTTCTTCCAAAACAAGGTTATATCTTTGCATTACAAACATCATAAAAGAAAAAACATGACAGCGCTTTTTAATGACTTTGAGGGATAGGCAATTGCCCTCCTTTAGGATCCTGAGATCATTAACAGTAAATAATATGCGAGCAGGGGAAACTCTGCTCTTTTTTATTCCCCCCAAGAATTCATCCCCGAAATCCTTGCTGGTTTCGGGGATATTTCATATCTTTCTGTCATATTTTAACTAAAAACATAATCTATGAAACAAAACAAATCTTCTTTCAAAACCTGCTTTATGGGAACCTTAATGATACTATTAGTGGGCTTTTTTCTCATTTTTGCAGTAAAAACATGTGGTAGTGATACTGATCCTGTAAATCCATCCTCAACAGAACAAGTAACATATCAAGACCCTATGCGAACTAAGGCTATAACTATGGCAAGGCAAATCGTAATAGTCAATTTGCACACATCTTCTGATGTTGACTTTTCTGAAGAAGAAGCCTTTTCTATCGGAGATAATGCATACGATGTTTTAGGGCATTATACTCTTAACGGAGAAGAACATAAGTACGACCTGCGTCTACATTATAAAGGTGGCGAGTGGACCGCTATCTCTAATTGGGAGTGGAGTCGATTGCAATTGATGCGTGTTGGAGCTACAGACTTAGATGAAGACCTGCACGGAACATGGACAGATGATGTCAGCTTCTAATTTTTGCGTCACGCAAAAAATAATTGCGTTATTATTTGGCGATTACAAAATAACTCCTTATCTTTGCAACTGTCAAATGTCGAGAATTTATTCTCAAACAAGGGCGAGATGATATCAAGCCCCGAACTTATTTATTTCGATGGGCTTATTTTTATGCCCATATTGCAGACTACTGCAACGAAGATATGGCGGATGCCTTCCATGTGATTTAGCCCTTGTGGAGAAATCTCGATGTTTGACGACAGGAAGAGCATCCGCTTTTTTCTGTGTCCGTACCTGACGGATTCAGGCAATGTCAAACATCGAGTATTATGCAACAAGTAATCGAATTCGAGAGTTCTGCGAAACAGCAGCCTATTGACGTACGTGCTACGATACAGCGCAAAATCAAGTCTCTTAATCTTTGGCTCGACGCTAAAAGCGAGTTCTACAGTCGTATCTGCGAGTTCTCAGTTACCCGTCGTTTGGTAATTCGAGTTAACCTCGTAACTTTGTGCGTGGGCTTGGCAGCTATCGCTATCGAGCAGCAGCCTATTACATCCGTAGTTTCAACCATTTGCGCTGGCTACTTAGTATATCGCATAAATAAATCAGAAAAGAAAGGAGGCAAGAAATGATTTTCGCCAATGATTATTTTCAGGTATCATGCCGTCCCAAGTATCTCGACCCCGTCTGCAAACTCATGCAGAAGGCCGACGGTGTCATCTTTCTTAATACCAACGCGCTGGAGATATTCATCATTATTCTCAAGCGCACCTTGGAACAGAATCGCCGCACGGGTTCCACGGCTTATCTGTCGGCATCATCGCCCGAAGACGCCTCGGGCAGCATACAGTTGTATGCCAAGGAAGATGCACAGGACAGCATTGCTCGGATCTATTTCTCCCATGCCAGGGCTGTCTTGGAATACGATTTAGACGCAGAAGACTTTTTTGATGTCAGTGAAAGATTAGATGAGAAAGGAGGCCGCGCATGAAGATTGTACAAGACCCTTCCGTCTATGGCTTTAAGGCTGAGACGGGGCTTTTCATCCCAGCTGGAGATATTTCTTTATTCCCGGGATTGCTGAAGTCCATACGAATAAAAGTACAACGAGAGGCCGATAAAGTGTCGCGTATGTATGAGCATTACAAGGATATTCACGAGTCCGGGTGTGCTACATCACGGGAATGTACGCTGATGAATAAGTGGGAAGATAAGTTGCAGACTTTTGAAGGATTTATCAACACATTGGCAGAATTTCAATCTTTTTTGGAACAGAAAGGAGGCAAAAAATGAAAACCACTCTCATTCATCTCAACGAGCAAGCCACCGAAACCCTCGAAGCAATGCTCGACCCAGGTTATATCTACGAGCGCACTGAGCGTCTTCAGGCCATTGAGGACTTCCTGCTCGACCAGTGGCGGGATGCCCAGGCCATCAAGCCTGAGGCAGCCCTAACCTTCCTCGACACCCTGCGCTCCCTGCGTAAGGACTTCGGCACATTTCTCACCTCGGTCGACCCGTCAGGCGAAGCCGATGATCGTCAAACCTTAAATATGTTAGACAATGGGTAAAAAGAAAGAACCACAAGAGCAGCCCATCACCGACATCAGCGTCTATATGGCTGCCCTGCAAATGACCTATCGCCCGGCGTCAACTCCGGCAGAGGCCACCCACTTCTTCTCCACAGAGGAAGTGGTGCAGGCCATCAAGGAGATAGACTCTTCCGCCAAAGTCAGCCCTATCCAAGTGTTCGAGGCACTCCGACAGGCCGGCTTCGACTTCTGCAATCGGCCCGGATCCCACGGACTGTCGTTCAAATGGATGTTTCGTGAACGAGAATAAGGAATTATTCAAGAAAAGGCTTGGTTTTTAAGTTATAAGACCTATATTTGCATTGAAATAAATATCAGATTTATGGAACTTATACAAGGTGTATCTTTTATAATAGCACTCATACTCATGCCATTTCTATGCAGAGGGCAGGTTTTTGTATTTAAATTGCTCTACCTCGTCTGCATGACATTACTGACCCCGATATTCGGCTATCCTGTCTATCGGTACATTATGAATCACTAAGAGCATTGTCCTTTCCTCTATAACTGTCTGTTATTATATTTGCACTATAAAAAGGCAAATATGGTAACAGACAGTCTTATTCGCAAGAAGTTCATTCACGATACCCTTCAGCAGGGCATATCTAAAATCTATGCTACGCAAGAATCCGTCGTGCGTAGCAATTATCAGCTTCGGTCGGGGCGTCTCCTTACTTCTCTCTCTAAGCATTCTTCCAATACCAGTATCTCGGGCGAATCTTACACTGTCTTTGTCCGTATTTTACCTTATCTCCGATTTTTGGATATGGCATACCGTCAGCGCAACGACCGTATAGCCAAGTTCAAACGGCGCAACCTTGCGCTTTATAATCGTGTCGTTTGGGGTGTTCTCTATCATGAAACATTTCCACAACTCCGCTTCGGATTTACTGACGAAGTGCGAAAAACTATTCACGACCAGTTACAACGTTCATTAAACCCATAAGCATTATGGCAAATAAGCACCTTTCAGAAGATGAAATCCAGTATACCGTTGATGTTAAGACGGCAAAGGCGCAGCAAGAGATTCACAAGTTGGAAACCCAGACGGCTGCTCTTCGCAATGAAAACAAGCAGCGACTTCAGCAGATGATCAAGCTCGAAGCATCGGGCAAGAAGGAGACCGACCAATACAAAAAGCTTGCAGCTTCCTACAAAGATACTGGTAAGCAGATTAAGGATTTAAGCTCACGTATTCAGGAACAGACACGTACCTTGGATACGAATGCTATGACCATGTCGCAGCTTCGTAAGCAATCCAAGTCGTTGCAAAAAGAGTTGGATAATGTATCCAAGGCTCTCAACCCTAAATTATATACTGACCTCGAAAATCGCTTGCAGGGAGTCCATGCGCGCATGGAGGAGCTTAAAGTCTCCGCTCGGAGCTATAAAGAAATCCTTGCCAATAACTCTACTATCAACTACCTGGCAGGGAACCTGCTAACTAAGGGTGCAGAGTTGATGGGAGCAGCTTTCCGAAAAGTGACAGACAGTATCTCAGAGACCATAGATAAAAGCGTTGAGCTTGCTGAGTCGGCCGATGGCATCACCCACGCCTTCGAGAAGATTGGCACAGCAGACTATCTGCAAGAACTCCGCACCGCCACCAAAGGCACTGTCTCGGACATCGAACTGATGAAAGCTGCTGTCAAAGCCAAGGACTTCCGTATTCCTCTCGAAGACCTTGGCAAGTACCTATCTTTTGCTCAACTTAAAGCCCAGCAAACTGGTCAGGAACTCGACTACATGGTAGACTCTATTGTTACAGGCCTTGGTCGTCAGTCGCCACAGATCCTTGATAACTTGGGATTGTCTGCTGCTGAAATTAAGGAACAAACAAAAGAGACTGGCGACTTCATGAAAGGTGTGGCAAAGATTGTCGAAAAGAATCTTGCGCAAGCAGGAGAAACTTACATCTCTGCAGCCGATCGTGCAACCCAGCGCACGGTTGCCTTGGAGAACGCCCAGAAAGACCTCGGTGATGCCCTGTTACCATTGAAGGAAGAGTTTACCGATATATATGGACAGATTCAGATAGGGGCTATTAAGGCTATCAAGTATCTTGTTGAGCATCGAGATACACTTGTCTTGCTTACCAAGGCTGTTGTTCTGCTTACTGCCACCTATGCAGCCTATGTGGTAGGTCAAAAGTTGGCACACCTATGGAGTCTGCGCGCCATTGCGGTGAGCAAACTAAAGGCTGCCGCTACAGCTGTTGAAAATGCTATGATTCAACTGTCAGCGTTGCGCCATGCTGTTCTCAATAAGACAATGACCACTTCTATTGCCTTACAAAAAGCATTCAATATTGTCCTCAAACTCAGCCCCTGGGGACTTGTCCTCGGTAGTATCACGCTCGTTGTCGGTGCGTTGCTCATGTTCAACAAGCGTACCGATGCAGCCACCATGGCGCAGAAGCGGCTCAACGACATGAAGAAGGAGGCCATCTCCAGAACTGCCGAGGAGAAAACCAAAATCGACCTGTTGATAGCAGCTGCACGTGACGAAAAATTCTCGATGGATGAACGGCGCAAGGCAGTCGATGCCCTCAACAGGATAATTCCCGGCTATAATGCACAGCTTGATGAGACAACGGGGAAGTACAGGGAAAATAAAAAGGCACTCGACAATTATCTTGTTTCCCTTACACGAAAGTATGAAATTGAGGGGGCAAAAGACATGTTGGCCAAACTTGGAAAAGAAGCCTTTGCAGCACAAGTGGAGCTTGACAAGGCAAATACCGCGCTGAAAGAAGCTCAAAAAGCCGGTAGTGGTTTTACCTACACCACGTCTTGGGGAGCTGTGGGCAACACCACACTGGATCTTGTTGCACAAAGACGCATGGAGGTAAGCACGGCACAATCCAAGTTAAATGATATAGACATACAAAGGAAAGCCATTTTTGGCAGCTATGGAAATCTTCTGAAAAAAAATGCCGTAGACCAAGCCTCGGAAGGACATGGGGCTGCCGGCACCGTCGGAGCGGAACTCGATGCCATTGCGCAGAAAATCGATGCATTGAAAGCAAAAAGGCTTACTATTAAGGTCGGCGACACCAAAGGGTTGAAAGCTGTTGATAATCAGATTGCACAACTGGAAAAGAGGAAAGCTCAACTGGAATATAAATCAGGAGGAGGCAAGAAAGGAAAGACTATAGATCCTGATGAAATAGCATCTCGTAACTTTACAAGTTCCCGACAAAGTTCTGTCGATGTCGCCAATGCCGCTTACCAAAAAGATCTGAATAATCTCAAGATGTCGCTTGCCCAGAAGAAACTCTCTCAGGAGCAGTACGATGTCTATATCTCTGCGCTCAATACTCAGCATGCCACCAATCTTCTTGCCATAGAGCAACGCTACCAAGAGCAATCCCTGCAGATTGCCATTAAGGAGGCTGGGAAGAAAAAACAACTCCAGGACATCCAAAGCAAGAATGTGGAGCAGGCTGCGCAGAAACTGACCGATGCCCAGATTGCCGCCAAAGAGAAATACCAAGCCGTGATGGAGCGGCTTTCCGAGCAGGGCAATGGCGCCCAGATGCTTACCTTAGAGCAGGAACGCGACGCAAAACTTACAGTCCTCAATGGTTACTATCAGGCGGCTTTGCAGTTGGCACAACAGAGTGGAGAAAACACCGCCAACGTGGAAACTGCTTACCAAGAGGTCCGGCAGAACATCCTCAAGGAATATGCAGACAAAGAGCTTGCAAAGATAAAGGAACTGGAGGAACAGAAGCAGCGAACACGTCAGGAATACGGGCTGGAGACATTTCAGGACCAGTACGAGGCACGCCGTAAAAAGATTGAGAATGATAGCTTACTTAGCGAACAGGAACGCCAGCAAGCTCTTACTAACCTCGACCAGCAGGCTGAAGAACACCGCCTGCAGATCCGTCAGCAGTATGGTCTTGCCTCGCAGCAGGAGCTCTATAACGCTGAACTCGCCCAGCTTAAGCAGCATCTCCAAAACAAGGAGATCTCCGAAGCTGAGTACGAGGAAGCTGTCAAAAACATGCGTATCTCGCGCATGAAAGAGGTCTACGACTATTATTCCAACATCTCTTCAAGTGCCGTACAAGCGCTTATGCAGGCCGAAGAGGCCAATGTCGATGCAAGATACGATGCCGAAATCGAGGCTGCCCGGAATGCCGGTCAGGATACCACCGAGCTGGAACGGAAGAAAGCCAACGAGAAACTGAAGATACAGAAGAAGTATGCCGACGTCAACTTCGCCATCAAGGCCTCGCAGATCATTGCCGACACAGCTGTATCTATCATGAAGGCCCTCGGTCAACTCGGACCCATTGCGGGACCCATTGCTGCCGCCCTGATGGGTATAACGGGTGCAGCGCAGCTCGCCGCAGCCAATGCCGAGCGCCAGAAGGTAAAGCGTATGACGCTCAACGGAGCAGCGGCTTCCGCAGCCTCCGGCACACGTGTGGCCACGGGGCGCGAGTCTGGCGGTAGCATCGACGTAGAGCGCGAGCAGGACGGACGCCGGTTCCATGCGGCATGGGACCCCTCGAAACGTGGCTTTGTAGATAAGCCCACCGTTATTGTCGGCGAAGGAAGTTACGGACATAGCCGCGAGTGGGTAGCCTCCAATGCTGCCGTCGAAAATCCCACCGTAGCCCCCGTCATCGACATCATTGACCGTGCACAGCGCGCCGGAACCATACGCACGCTCGATATGAACAAGTTTCTTCTGCAGCAGGTAAGTGGACGCGCTTCGGGAGGGAATATTACACCTGGCATACCCTCAGTGAACGATGTGCGCCCCCTCGCACGCGATTCATATAAAGACACGCTCATCGAGCGGCTCACCTCTGTCCTCAACCGCCTTGCCGACGATGGCATACCCGCCTCCGTCGCTATTGATGACATCGAGCGAAAGCAGCAGCTCCGCAACCGCTCCCGCAAGTTTGGAAGCAAATAGCTACCCTTTTAATTCTTTAATTTTTTACCTTTTTACTTTTAAATAATGCGCATTACAAACCTCGAAAAAGGTGAGGATTATAATCTCCGCCCCGACACGCAGATACAGGTCGAACGCACAAACCCTTTCTTCAACGACTATGGCGAGCAGACGACACCCCTCGAGTTGCCCGCCTCCGAGTGCAACAGGCGTCTTCTTGGCTTCCCCGACTCGTTCGGGCGGCGTGAGAAAATGTTACCTGTTGATGTTGCCATCTCCGACGGCGAATATTTCGCACAGTGCCGGCAAATTGTCCTCTCGGCACAGTATAAGGGCTCCATTTCTACATCATTCTACATCAACGACGGCTCTTTCTACTCCCGCATACAGAACGTAAAGCTCAAGGATATCTTCAAGGACGAGTTTATTCCTGATGTAAATACCACCGAGCAGGCCATAGCGTTCTGCCGCCGTCTGCGCTCCAACACCAACGACCACTACGGCATATTCCCTGTACTCCTCACCGACGATTCGGGACTCGACACAGGTTTCAACTACAAAATCCTCAATGCCTACGGCAAGATGCAGGTTCTACGCACACGGATGGAGTGGAAATGGACAGGTGAAGGGTACGAACTTGTTGACGTCCCCAAACTGTCGGCATTCTTTCCTGATCTTGACGGACCTGGTTGCGATTTCTACAATGCAGTCCAACGCACCGAGTATGTCGGCGATGTCCCCATCACGCTTGCCCCGGGCTACTATATCTCGCCGTTCATACGGGCAAACTATCTGCTCCAGCGTATCTTCAGCTACTTTGGATATACACTCCAGGACAACTTCTTTACCCGCACCGAGCCGTTCTCCAAAATGGTGGTCGTCAACAATGTCATGGACGTCCTTGTGAACGGACGCATACGCGTAGCCGACCTGGTTCCTGACATCACTTGCGCCGATTTCATAGCGGTCTTCCGAAAGAAGTTCTGCTGCGAGTTCACATCCGACGAAGGCCGTCGCACAGCCAGTGTCGTCTTCCTGCGCGATGCGCTGGCTGCACCACCGGCCGAAGATCTTACACATTGCGTAACCGAAGAACCCTCTATCTTGTACAAGGTCGGGAAAGATTATCAGCGACTCACGCTCACATCTGCCGATAAGGTTGATACGGACCTTTCCAACTCATACGATGATCTCAATGCCATGGTCAAGGCCAATCCGGGAGCATATTTCAATCCTGTCGACGGAGCCTTCTACAAGCAGGGCTTCTCGGGAAACTATGAGGTTATTACAAAGATAGGGGAGGCCTCGCAGGATTATAATACGGGAGAGGAACTCGGGCAGCACGAGGTTAAAATCCCCGACATGATGCCTGAGTTCCGGCAGCTCACCCACAAGGATACTGTCGACGATTCAGAAGTCAGCACCAGCTTTGGCTCCTACCTCTATGTAGGAAATTACATCTCACTCAATTCCAAGATGGTAGTTGCCGGAGAGGACAGAGAGACAACGTCCGAACCGGCAAATAAGCAGAAAGCCATCCTCGCCTTCTCCTATCTCTCATCCGGACGTCCCGAGGGTACCATCTCGTCCTATGATATCTATGACGATACCCATCCGCATATATTCAACTACGCGCTCTGTTATAACGGTCCCGACGGCATCTTCGAACGCTTCTACCGCGATTATGATCTTCTGCTTCGCAATTCGCTGCACGAAATGAAGGTTAAACTGCTGCTCTCACAGTCGCAGAAACAGAATCTCCCTGCATATGCCAGGGTTGTCATACGCGGGGTTGATTTCTTCTTCAACAAACTCAAGTTTACTCTCGGAGGCCATAATGAGCCAGTCGAATCGGAACTGCGAACGCTCTCGCTCATGCAGCCCGTCAACGCCGCACCTGATATCACCAGCCAGTTGACGGCAATGAAGGCGAAATATAAGTGGGTGGGACACGAAAGACAGATAGAGGTCAGCGAGGACGAATACGACAACTCTGGGTTGAACCGCGACCGCACCTTCACTACCATCTATCCGCCTATCCCCTCTCTCCAGTATGTCGGGCATCCATATGGCCAGCAAACATCTTTCACCTCGCAGAAAATACGGCACGGCTCTTTCTGGCGGCATTCCAAGTGGAAGTATACCCGAACCGACGTGTGGCTTGAATGCGTACCAGTATAGCTGTAGGGAGGTGTCCTTTTCAGGGTGCCTCTTTTCGTATAAATTTGCCTTAAATCATAAAAATTATGGATATACTGCTCAAACCTGATTCGCTCTGCCTTGCAGGTTCGATGAATCACTTCGTCATATCAGCCTCTGGCGGAATCTCTTTCGTTCTAAAGTATGCTGATACGGGATCTGTTATCGTTCAGCATACATACACGCCCAATAGGCAGCAGCGCGTCGAGGTCGATGTGGAGCGCATTATCACGCCGCTCCTGTCGTTCCTGCTGAAGGACGTTTCCGAACCTTATACTCAGCCAGCTATCGTTCGCAAGTTCACAGCCACGTTTTCAGAAACCACTACTGACGCTAAAGAGGAATGGACGTTCTCCGTGCTGCGTACCGGCATTGACCGCTTTGCCGACTCTGCCGAAAACTGGTTGCGGGCAAACTTCCTTACCTGGCAGCCTACCGTCAAGCCCGTAACCTACTACACGCCGGAGTTCCTCACCTATTATGCCGTAGAGGCGGCGGTCGTGAAATGCAGGGCATACGTCGGCGATGGGGAGCCATATACGCCATACGACCTTACCCTCGCCAGTCTGCCTGCTGCTTCGGCATGGACAATACCGGTACAGTACGCCATCATTGCAGGAAAGCTGAACAAGCTGCCCTCTTACTATGACGTCTGGGTAGAAACGGCTGATGGTACACGGCTTACGTATATACAGCGATACTACGCATCCGACGTCCGGAGCGAGCAGGAACAGTGGATACTCTTCGAAAACTCGCTCGGCGGCATGGATACCTTTCGTGCCTGGGGCGATTCCGAAAATACGGCCCGTCACACACACAATATCGCTGAGATTGAGGATAGTGCCGAGGAATATCGTGTCGATACCACCCGCGAATACCGGAAAAATACGGGATTCCTTAACGATGGTGAGCGACGCTGGCTGCTCGACTTCTTTCCCTCCCTCGGAAAGTATCTCTATGCCGGTTCTGTCGTACGACGCATCGTTGTCACGGGAAGCGATGTCACATGGAAGACGAGAGACCTGCCATCCTCATATACATTTACATACAGGTATGCCGACACACGCCCCTATCTCAACATTCCACGCACGGCACAGCCTGCCGGAGCCCTCAATATTAAAATACCCGATGTAGGGTCTTTTACCGTCGCCCCACGCTTGGTTGAGCTCGAAAGGCTCCCGCTGAGTAGTGGGGCACTGTTTCCTGTTCAGAGTCCTTATTCCGACAAGTGGAATATCACCACAGCGGCAGCCATACTCCAGTGGCTCGCACACGAAATTACGACGGCATACAAGGGCGACGGTTCTTTCGGACATCAACACGCTAATATGTCGGTACTCGATGCGCTTAACCGTGTGGACAACTATCTCACGCTCGATGCACAGAAAATCTCCGCCGCACTGGCCGATGTGGCAACCGTGGCAAATGCGCTCGCCGAAAAAAGCCCCTCATGGTCGAAAATAGTACGTACCGACCGCGACTCTGTTGTCCAGGCCATCATCTCGTTCATGAAGGATGTCGTCTTTGGCAATTATGTCAAGAATACCTCGGGAGCTGCCATTTATCCCGACGAACAGGGCAACTATCACATCGAGGGCGATTACGTACACGTGCGCAAGCAGCTGACGGCAGAAGAGGTGCAGCTGATGAAGTCGACGCATATTGACGGCAAGGTTATCAACTCCCCAGGCAGCTTCACTATCTCGAAGGTAGAGAAGATTGGGGGCGGCTGGCGCTGTTACTTTACACAAAAGGACGGTGAGGGGCGTATGGTGAGCAATACGATGGGTATGGACGATTATGCCTATTGCGAGACGTTCAACCTCGTTAATCAAGTCGGTAAGTTCTCCAATCATTACTACCACCGGCGTGTCTTCGGGCTCGGAACTGACTACGTGGACATCTGCGATAACACGAATGCTGAAGACTATGCAAGCGGAAGTGACGAACCGCGCATAGGCGACGAGGTGTCGACACTGGGCAACAAGACGAACCCCGCCCGTCAGCACGCCATCATCCAGGCAGCAGCCGGTACGGGGACTCCCTATTACCGTATGTATGCGGGCATCAACTCGTTCTCGCTGCCGAAGCCTAAGATACAGATAAGCCCGACAGAGGGCTCCTGGTGGATGGTCACCGACGAGAACGGCCGAGAACTGACCATCGAGCAGTACCTGGCCTCGCTACGGTCACAGCTTACGGCCGTGCAGCAGCAGGCCGACAAGCAGATCGTCATCTGGTTCGGCGACGCGGTACCGACGTTAAACAACGAACCGGCCAGCGCATGGCTCGATGACCTGACGCGCAGCGAGCACCTCCACGATGTCTATTACAACCGCAGCTATGCGCATGCGGGCGGTGGCAGGGCCTATTCCTTCGAACGCTCGGCCGACGGTAATTCATACATATGGGCCGAAATCACTGATGCAGATGTACTCACCTCCCTCGAGGCAGCAAATCGTGCACAGGATACAGCCGACGGCAAGCGTCGCGTGTTCGTCGAACAGCCCACACGTGAGCAGGCATACGACGTGGGCGACCTCTGGGTAAATGCCACCTTTTCCTCACACACCATCGAATATGACAACGACGTGCTCCGTGCCGTATCGGCCAAGGCCGTCGGCGACGAGTTCTCTATCGCCCACTGGGAACCAGTCCAGACGTACACCACCAAGCCCGTCTCCGAGGTCATACAGCTGGTAGGCAAGGCGGTAAAGGTTATAGCGGGCAACGGCAGCACACTCGATAAGCTGACAGAGGCCATAGGCAAGGGCAACGAAGCGTCGCTCTACACCATGCAGGGGCGCTTCAACGCGGTAATCTCGTCCGTCACAGGTACGTCCGACATCGTCCATGCTGCCCGGTGGGACGACGAAGGCAACCTTCTCGGCTTCCGCAACGTGGGCATGCTGCGGTCGGTGGCAGGCGAAGACGGCTCGCTCACGCTCTACTCCGATTTCTACGACGCCGCAGGCACAAAAAAACACTCGGCATCCTTCCGCCTTACGACAAACAGTGACGGCAGCTCGCTGCTTTTTGGTGCCGACCAGATCAACTTCCTCGGCAAGACAGTCATCAACGGGAAGTTTATCGTTGACAAATTAGGTAATGTCACCATGAATAACTTCACGGCCAACGACGCCAATATCACGGGTAATGTCATTGCGCGTACAGGACGTATCGGAGGATTCACTATCGAGGAGGGTACATTGCTTTGGCAGCAGGCCGACTACTTCGGGCATAAAAGCCGCGAATTGCATCTCGGAGCTTCACAGGAATCTGATTCTGCCGTGGTCGACGTATTCTTCAATGCGGCAACGACGGGAACGTTCGGAGTACGTGCCATAGGAGGCAATGCCGGTGGTGCTGCCATATTCGGCAGCCAGTACACTACGGGTGAAGAGCAGTATACAAAACCGAAGATGGACGAGTATTATGCCGGATTCTTCTGTGGTAACGTCTGCTGCACTAACTCTGTTTCTGCCCGAAAATTCTTTGTCATTGAAAAGGATTATGCTGCTGCGGGAGCCAAAGGATGGGAAGGCATTGATTTTGATTATAATATAGACCTTGACCACTACCGCTTACAGGTACGTGGAGGAATTATTGTAGGTTTAAAACGTGAATAAAATGAAAATCGACTTTAGGAAAATTGAATTGAAGAAGATAGACGGTACTACCGGCAAGGCTGACATTGCGAAAGACCTGGCCAACGTTCTCTACTATCAGACCAACAGCATTGCGGCCGTCAGCACGGCGCTCGATATCTACAAGACAGGGCAGGCCGACCTGGATAAGGAGACGGCAGTAGCCATAAAGGCAGTCATCAAGCAAAACTTTACGGCCATCGTACAGATTGCACTTAACCCGCTACTCGAAGCTGTCATCAATGGCTGAACTACCGCACATCAGGTTTCGTATCGCAAAGGCCACGACCGGTGCCGACGGCCGCTACCGCCTCGCAGCCATACGCATGGTTGAAGACACCACGCGTACGGCTCTCGGGAAGCAATACCCCAAGTATCTGCAGGATATCATCTGTCATGCACTTTCGCTCACCCAGGGCACTCGTATTGACGGCAACGACCGCTTCACCTACACCTTCCCCTTCAACCTGTAACACCCCTTTACTTTTTTACCCTTTTAATTCTTTAATTTTTTAATCTTGGAAAAGCTCTACATTGAACATAAGAACACGGGTGGTCGGCTGACCGCTGACGAGTTCAACAAGATACCTGAGAAGGTGAACGAACTGATTGGCGCGCAGAACACCGAAGAGGAGCGCATCAAGCAGGTCGTGGTGAAGAACCGGCCTACGCTCGGGCAACTGCAGAACGTAAACACCGAGGCTGATGACCTCACTTCGGAGACCTGCGTACTCGTATGGAGCGGTGACCAGTGGGTACCGATGAAGCTGTCCGAACTCGGCATCGGCCAAGGCGGCGGAGGTCAGCAGACCATCCTCTACTATCTGCGGGCGGCAAATCAGTCGCCGTCTACGACGCTGTCGGCTTCGAAGTCTGCAGGCGAGTGCTCTATCCGCTTCATGTTCATATCACGCACGAAGGACGTTGGGCAGACGGAGTACCAGGACACGGGCGAATGGGGTACCTACGAGATATTCGCCAAGGCGGGTGACGGCACGTTCATCTCAAAGGCTCGTGGCCGTTGTCAGTCGAACACCGTAACAACGGTCGACGTATTCCGCTTCCTCGAGTCGGGGCAGAACAACATCATGGTAAAGATAACGGGCGAGGTGACGGGACAGACGTCGCCCGCACTGGTCTACTCTGTTACGCTTTCGGCGCTGTTCCTGTCGATATCAGAGTTTAACTGGTGGAAGGCTTATATGGGTGACATCGTGCTGCCCTGTTACATCAGTGGCAACATCTCGAAGACACTGCACGTGAAGATTACGGGCGAAGGGTATGAACAGACGTATGAGCGCCAGTTTGGCACGGCTACCTATACGTCTTCGCCGGTGGCCTATACCGTTCCGTTCACGAACAAGACGGGTATCTTCCATCTTTCGGCATGGCTGTCAAATGAGGACGGCACAGTGCAGACGCAGCCCGTGGGCTACGACTTCATGGCCGTGGCGAACAACGACGCGGTAAAGATGGTTGTGGTGAACAACAAGGCGGAGAAGCTTCTGAACTGGTATGAGAACAAGGTGCTGGAGTATGCGGTCTATGACGGCAAGGCGGTGACCACTCCGCTGGCTATTGCCCTGAAGAAAGACGGCGAGGTGCTGCAGGAGAATGTCTCGGAGAACACGCTGACGCAGACCAGGATGCAGTACACGCTGTCGCTTGAGGTGGAGACGCTCGACAATTCCGACTTCACGGCACGCATCGGCTTCCGCTCCCATCCCCAGGATGAGCAGCTCCTGCGTGAGCCCGTCGACTTCCCCGTCGACAACTCGCAGGGCTATTCGGCTACTGCAGGCGCAGTGTTCTACTTCAATGCGAAGAACCGTAACAATACCGATACCGACCACGCCGTAATCCGCAACCTGATCACGGGTGAGCACGTGGGTGCCGACTGGCAGAACGTGGCATTCTCACGCGGCGGCTGGGTAGCTGATGAGCAAGGAGCTCGCACGCTCCGGTTGTTGGCGGGTTCACGCCTTACCATTGATTACAAGCCTTTCGGCAAGGAAGCAGCACAGACGGGCAAGACGATAGAGATAGACTATCAGATTAACAACACCTCCGACTATGATGCAGAATGCATATCCATCGCCATACCTTATCAGAAGCAGTACATCGGGCTGAAGGTGCGTGCATCGAGCCTGATGTTCGCCACCCGCAGCGAGCATAACGCTGACGTACAGGCAATGCAGATGGACGATGGTGTACGTATTCGCCTGGCACTGGTTATCTCCCCGAAGAAGTACACGTATGTACTCAACGGAAATACCTATTACTTGAACCTCGTCTATCTCTACATCGACGGTGTGGAAGCCCGCAAGTTCGCCTATCTGCTCACGGATTCCATGATGACAGGTAATGGCGGAGCTATCGTCGTAGGCTCTGACAAGGCGGACGTCGACCTGTATTCAGTACGTATCTACGACAGTGCCATGGACGCTGCCAACGTACACCAGGACTACATTAATGCGCTCGCAACTGTCGGTGAAAAGAGTACAGAGAAGCTGGATAACGACATATACGACACACTCGGCACTACGGTCGACTTCGACAAGGTCCGTGGCAAGGTGAACGTCTTCACCTTTGACAAGCCCATGCCGGGATATGAATACGGCAAGTCGTATCGTCCAAAGGGTACGCTCGAGATATACCCTAAAGACGGCAATACGAACCTTAACCGCCTCACGATTACCAACCTTCAGCTGCAGGGGCAGGGAACTTCCTCTATGCTCTATTACCTCTGGAACTGGAAGGCAAAGGTGGGCAAGGACACGACTGTCGTATATGAGGACGGACAGACGGCCACAAAGACGTTTGAGCTCTTCAAGAACCTGCCGAAGATATCAAAGCTCACGGCCAAGAAGAATATCGCTTCTTCTATGCAGTATCACAAGTTAGGCGGCGTCAATTCCTTTACTGACCTGTGGAAAGCCTGCGGACTGATGAACGAGGGTATAGAACAGAGCAGCGAAGCCAGAGTATCAATCTATCAGGAGACGTTCGTAGGCTTTGAGAAGCAGACGGCCGACGATGGAACAGTGACATACAAGTTCTGCGGGCTTTTCACACTCGGACCTGACAAAGGCGATGCTGCAACGTTTGGTTACGACAGAGACCTGTTCCCTAATCTGCTGTCTATCGAGGGATCGGATAACTCACCACGCCTGACCTTGTTCCAGGTACCCTGGGATAAGAGGCGCATCCGTTACAACACGGAGGAAGAGGCCTACCAGTATCAGGTCTCCGAACTCTCATGGGAGAACTGCTGGGACTTAGACTATGCCGACCTCCCTGTAGACGATAAGGCAACAACTATTGACGAGGCACGGCAGCGGGCAGAACAGCTCATAGAGTCGTATATCCCTGCCTACAACATCATTTATCAGTGCAGCACCTTTATTCTGCCTTTTGATGGAACGCTTGATGAACTGAATGCTGATCCGCACTCAACACACATTGAGTATTGGATAGCTAAGGCGGGCGACCCGAACCAATACAACCTTTACTATTACGATAGCTTGTACAAGCGGTTCTGCCCCTCAACGCTCGACAGCGGCGCTACCACTGTCAACCTCCGTCAGCAGCTGGTGGGTGACAGGTACGGACTGACTGAGTCTGTATTTAACTCGGTTAGTGATGCAGATAAGCTCAACGACCTGTTCAAGGCGGCGCGCATTCAGAAGCTACGGGCTGAACAGTCGGAGTACTGGGACATCAGCGACACACTCTATCATCAACTCTTCGTAGAGACGGTGGCAGCGACCGATAACTGCACAAAAAATACTTACCCTTACTGTTTTAACAAGGAATAATCATGGCACAGAGCAAATGGAAATGGCGTGAGGATGACATCGATACAATCTTTACAGTGATTAACCAAGGGCTTATGAAGAAGCCCTACTGGGTGGAGTACCATGATACCTACGAGGACGGCACGCCCGTATGGAACGGTGAGAAGTCGGTCCTGTGGAACTTGATGGAGCAGGCATATCCAGAGGAGCGTGCACAGATGATGCGGCGCATGCTTGCCAAGATGGAGGAACTCGGCGGCTTGCAGAAAGGCTCGCACCAGCAGAAGCTCTTCGCGTTCTTCCAGAAGTACTTCTTCTCGGTCATTGATAACTTCTCGTCCATGCTCTATAACGAGGATGGTAAGCTCTATGAGCAGATGAAGCTCGCTATGCTGCAGGGCAAATACACGAACGATACCGACCCGCTCGGTCAGTCGCTCGGTGACGGCCAGTCGCCTGAGGTGGCATGGGTTAAGAAGCGCATACAGTACCTTCAGAGTAAGTATAGCTTCGGAGACTATGATGCGAAGACGGCTGAAGGTGCTATCACTGTACGTACATCAGCCCAGGCTGACGCTACGACAAACTCTATCGTGCTTCGCCTTACGCCTGCTATGAAGCTATATCCGACGATAGCATACGGTACAACCATTATGCGAGGCACACGAACCGATGCAGGTAAGCCGTGCGAGATAGTGGTTGACATCAACGGGACCTCCGACCAGCAGCTTTCCATCAAGTCAGCCGACTGGCTCCTTGACATCGGCGACTGGTCTTCCTACGTCATCAACGGGACGCTTTCCATCATTGGCAAGCGGCTCAAGCGTCTGAAACTTGGAGACCAGGACAAACAAAAGGTAAAAATCCTCATCTCGTCACTCACGCTCGGTAACACGGTGTCATTAGAAGAGATTGATATTCAGAACGTCACAACGCTCGGTGGCTCGCTCGATATGCGTGGCAACTATCGCTTGCGAAAATTCCTTGCAGGAGGGTCATCGCTCACCGAAGCCCACTTCGCCGATGGAGGCGCATTGGAGTATGTCGGCTATCCTGCCACCACTTCATACATCGAGCTCAAGAACCTCGACAAGCTTACGAACGACCATTGCAAGACCGAAGCATGTGCCCCTAACGTGATGAGCTACTTCGTCAGTGGCTGTGACGCCCTTCAGCCAATCAAGATGCTCACTGCGATTATGGATGCACAGGCCGACCAGACACCTCACGCACTGCGTTACATCCGCTGTGTCGGCTTCAACGAGACATTCACCGACGGACGCATGTTCGATAAGCTTTCACAGCTCGTAGACGGAACCTATCAAGGTATTGATGCCGAGGGACAGTACGGCAACGACCCTTATCCCGTGCTCGACGGCACGATAAACCTTACCACGGGTGCCTATCGTGACACCTACGATGCGCTGATGACACACTACCCGAAACTCAAGCTGAATATCGCCAAATGGTGGATTCGCTTCGAAGACCCGGAAGTGAAGCGAATCTGCGTGGAAAACTGGGATAAAGACGGTGACGGCGAGCTTTCCATGGATGAAGCCGCACAGGTTAGTTCCATCGGGACTGGTATGTTTAAGGGGAAGACTATCAAGGGATTCCCTGAGCTGGCATATTTCAATGGTCTCAGGGAATCACGTCAGATGTTCATGGAGGCGACTTTTGGGAAAGTCGTATTGCCGGAGGGTATGAAACTTGTGAGTCATAGTATGTTCGCGCATGCAGTCGGCGACACGGTAATCCTTCCGTCTACTATCACGGCCCTGGATGAACTCGTCTTTTGGGAATGTAAAATAAAAACAATTGTAATAAAGAGCCCGCAAGTTATCGATGCCTCTGCATATTGGTGCTTACTTACTCCATATCCTGTAGAGAAGGTGTATGTTCCTGATAACTTGGTTGAGAGTTATAAGGCGGAAAAGTGGTGGGCCTTGCATAAAGACTATATCAGACCTCTTAGTGAATATCAACCGTGATACATCTCCTTTTCTATCCCGCGGTCAATCCAGTCTAAGAAAGATTTGTATGTAGCACAGGATTTATAGTAAGATTATCTATTAGTTGGCTTATATCGCCGATTTTCTTTATTATATATTGATTGTCTATTTGTATCTGAATTAGAGCATTATGTCCCTTGAGCTCATAACTTAGGCGTTCTACTATCTGCTTAATATTCATAAAATTGTAGGAAAGATGGAAGATAGGAAGGTGATATATCCTTTCTTGTCTTCTGTTTATTGATTTTTCAAAGCACTCCCTTATAATTGAGAAGTAGCCGATTGGCGCTCTGGATATCTTTTGGTGTATATATATCTGTAATAAGGATGGACGAATGTCTGGCCTGGTCTCTCACACTGAGAATGTCCGTATTGGCACGAAGCATGTTCGTAATACCTGTATCTTTGAGGCTATAGAACTTATAGCGGTCGGTCATATTCAAATTCTTCCGTACATGATGATGCCAGTAGTCTCTGAACGATTTCTCACTTCGTCGTTCCGGTCCTGGCTTAAAATCATTACTGAAAAGATAATATTGTCCGGGGACATCAAATACACACAGTTCTATCATCAGTTTAATAACATGATCTGGCACAGTCAATAGTGCATCATTACGATTTTTGGTGTTTGTACCATGCAGAAACAGGGTCTTCTTGCGAACATTAAAGTCTCCTACCTTCAAATAACTCATTTCTCTTGGGCGGACAAATAAATAGTGCAGAATATAACAGGCCAGAAGATAGTGTCTGTTGTGCTCCATCAGCCATCTCTTTATATTGGCCAGTATTTCATCAGGAATTACGTCACGATTCTTTAATAGACCTCTTTTTTGTACAAGAGAATAATGTATCGTAGGGTCTGATGAGATAAAACCGCGTTCAAGCAAGTATTTACAGAATGTCTTGAGCCATGCCAGATAATTATTTCTTGTCCGAAGCGTATTATTCCTGTCTACGAATACATAATCGAGGAACTGTCCTACGATTTGGCTGTCAAACTGATAAGTATAATAGAGGTTTATTTTTTGCTTGGCATTCCACTCTTTCAATATCTTTATCCTGCTGATATAAGAAGCGACCGACTCCTCTCTCATATCATGCTCTTTCAGTAGTTTGAATAGATAATCCTCATACTTCTTACATACTTCATCAAAAGAGGTGTACTCGAGAGGTTGCACCATTTCTATCCATGGGTTCCATCCCTGCATTAGCTTTTCCGTCAGTCTCTTAATCAGTGCTTCTCCATATTGACGCTGATTACGCTTCCCCTTTATATGGTCAAGCATAAACTTTTTAGTGTGAAACTTACCCTTTGTGGGATCAAATGCAGAAAGTGATACATAACATTCCGAGGCTTGATGGAACCTCGGTGTTTTCCAGCCTACAATCTCGTTGATTGTTGTCTGTCTGTTTGGGGAACAAAAATTTTTTTTAGGCAT